ACCAATGTTAAGTGCTAGTATGATGTATCCGAATGTTTTCATAATGTAATAAGTCTTTCTCAATCTTGTAATACTATTATACTTTATTTTCATCATATTGTCAATAGTCTTATCTCATTGAGTATAAAGTAGTTAGGATACTACTTACGTGAATACCCTAAAAGTCATAAATGTTTGATGATGAACAACTTATAGATTCTTTACTTTTTCTCTTAGATGATCATAATATTCTGAGATCGTTTGTTTGAGTGGTTCTTCCCAATCTTCTTTCTTCTCTATGAATGTTATTGATTCATCTGATCCATCGACAACCATAACAGTAACCAACTGATCTATTTTGATTCCTGTTCTTTCTTCGAACATGATTGCATAGGCACACTCCTGTTTAAAATACCCAGAAATTTGATCCCTTGTCTTAACTCTACTAGATGTCTTGAAATCTACAATGGATAGAACCCCATCAAATTCACATATTAAATCAACTCTTCCCGCTAGCATTAAGTCATCCGAATACAGTGGCACCTCTTGCATTATTATATTATCTACCTTTTCATCCAATACTTTTTTCATTGCATTCCATAATTGGATAACATGAGGCATGGTTTGTTCCTTTAAGAAATTTTCTTCATTATTGATGTATCTCTCTGCTGTATTATGAACTGCATTTCCTCGGGCACATGCATGACGAGATATACGATTTGCTTCTTCTTCACCAACAGCCTTTCTCCATGCTAAAATCCCAGCCTTAGTTGCATGACCTAATACTGTTGTTACCGAAGGATAGAATACACCCTCTGGAGTTTTATACAATCTCCCTGCAACAGTAGATTTTGCTTTCAGATCGTAGCCAAGTTGCATGGGTTTATGATTGAATCTAATACTCATAATTATCTATGTAAAGTTCATGTTCATATTGATTCGAAAATTCTTGCTTACTTTTCATTTTCTTATTGAACTTTTTTACCTTACGTCTATTTTTCTCAAATGAATCTCGGTCATTCAGTTGTTCTCTTCTTTCTATTTTTCCTTTAATATTTTTTCTATTCCTTTTCATATTAGTAGTGGTCAATATTTGATTTTTTGCCGCCAGCCTTCTTGATACCCTTCAAGACATCATTCCACTCGGATCCCGCTCTTCTAATAGTTGATACAGACCCTTCATAAGATAGCCCTGGCGCACATACACCTCGTTTAACTGTACCGCCATCTCCACAGGGGCATGGCTTTCCCACAGGTTTATCTCTGTTATCAATTGAATGGGATTCTTCCCACACTTTGTCGCATTTATTGCAATAGTAATCGTATGTCATAAGGTCTTATTTATGGATTTTAAACCAATGTGGTATTTTTCGATTCTTCCAAGTCATTGAGAATCTATGTTGTTTTGTTTGATAGAATTTTTGGTATGAACCAATACGGTCATCATAATCCATACACTCGGGGTTCGATCCCATCGCAAGAGCAAAGGGTGTCATATAGGATTTCTTAATATTCTTTGGTGTATCTTTTAGAATATCTAGAAGTTTAGATTCTGATACATGAATCTTTCCATATCGATAGGTATATTCTTTGCATAGACATTTGAATAAATCATAATGCCATTTATAATTCAGATGAGATTCCATCGTCCATAGTGTAGATGGATGTTTCATATGAACAGCCTTGTATAGTTTACTTTCTCGGTCATCGGATAATTCCCAATATCTTGACATTGTCTTACCAGAGACTGAAGGTCTTCTAGATTCTTTACCATCAAGTATACGATGGGCTGTCGATAGCATTTGAGCAGATTCAAGAATCATTTTGACCACGTGCTTATCACAATGCCACTTAGCGGCAACTTCTGGTACTGGAGATAAGGCAAATATATTCATAGTATATAATATATACTTTATTTACTATTTGTCAAATTTTTAATATCCTCTTTATAGTGTCTTTCATCGATTGTTGCAATCTTTTTATTGAGTAATAAGATTTCTCTTTTAAGATCATCAATGATTTTTCTCAGTTCCAATTCACTCATTTTACCAGTGTAGGGAATACAGACTTGACAAGACTTTCGGATACACGAGAGTATTCCTTCATTATGTTTCCATCTTTAGCCAAGCATACAATGTTGGCATCTTTTTCAGTCAAGCTTTCAACGATTTCGATGAATATCTTTTCCTTCTTTATAGAATTTGTCCCAGACCCTACGGCACATTTACCAAGTTGTTTAATCTTCTGTTCTGGTTTACCATATGGTTCTTCATCACAAGTGTATGGTGGCTTACCAGTTGGAAGTTCAAGTTTAATGTCTTTATTAAAATTCAATTGAAGGATTGTTCGAAGTGAAAAAGAATTATTTTCTTTTAGGATTTCTTGGCGTTCAGCACGTGTGGGTGAATCTTGAATTTCAGTGAATATTTCGTGTAGTGTTTTCATAGTATTGTTATTTAGTTTGAAAATCTGGTGCGGCTTCTACCAACATGCTACACCGATTGGCAATGAGATAATTAAGGATACTTTTCTTAGTCTTCGATCTCTCTACGTTAGTTTCCTTTTCAATAGATTCTACAATTTCCTTTGGAATATAATCAAGATCAATGACTTCTCTATTACGATGGAAGTTACGTAAGGTTTCTGTTTCCATAATAGCCTCTAGATTATCTTTACTTTGATACCATTCTTGAATCTTCTTAACACGCATTGGCTTTTGACGAAGTCCATCTGTAAATGTATTATCTGGGCTTAGAACATTTGGAACACCATCACTACTATCACCCTTACAGATATGTTCAAATCTATAATATAGTGGATCATCAACTTTTATGAAATCACGTTTCATTGGGCTGAACTGTTTAACATTAGAATAGCGATGTAGTTGTAAGAAATCTTTATCTGCTGATACAATAACAACTGGTTCATTCTTTCCAAACTCTTGAGTAGATTTTGATAGAACAGCAATGATATCATCAGCCTCTGCATTCTCTACACATACAACTGGATATGGAAAATGCTCTCTTAGTTCATCACGAATCATATTGATTAGACGAAAAAACTCTTTCCAATCAAGTGGTGATTCTTCTCGACCTTTTTTGCGCCCAGATTTGTATTGAGCATAAGCTTGTTTTCGCCACGATCCACCATCACAAGCGATGACTGTCTCTCCATATTTTTCGCGAAACTTAAGATTGTACATACGAATTCGATTAAGAATCATATGGCGAATAAGACTTTCTTCAATATCTTGAGGACGATCTTGTGAAAAGATTGCCGCAATGGCAATCGCTGAGTAATCAATTATAATCATAATGTATTTTTGTGATATTTCTATTATTTTGAATCATTACTGATTATATCATATATCCATCACTTGTCAAATCTTTTTATTCTTCAATCCAAAGATTTTTCAGATGATTTCGATGGATTTTACCACCAACAAAACCATTCAAATATTCATCGGGTTTCAATAAAACATCTCTTGTGATCTGTTCTCTCATCTCAATATAACTCATTTCTCCTTTACTCTTACACAGATGCAATATTTCTCTTTCAAAATGATCTAAACCATTTTCTTCAACAAGAGTTTTAACAGACTCACTTGAACCACAATAAACTTGCCAATCGGATTCTTTAATAGACCTACGTTTACGTTTTTTACCTTTTAATGGTGGCTTGGTTACCTTTGAGAAGAATCCTTTCTTTCCGATATATTTCATGCCCGAAACAGTATCAGTAACAATATAAACAAAGCCTATATTATCACCGATCATCTCGGTTGTAAATTTTTTATCTTTATAACTCCACATGGAGTTATTTATTCATATTCTTCCTCATCAATTAAATCGGTTTCGCCGTAGTTTTCCACTCCACAAAACGGACAATAGAATGGAACCAAATCTTCATCGACATCTTGTTCTCTATATTGAACAGTGTATTGTGATTTGCAATGGCAACAGTATTGTAGTTCTTTGATCATTATCCTTCGCAAGAACTGCAGTTGAGTAGATTACGAGACAATTCCTGTGAAGGATTAGTCCCACGATGATAGTAAAGTGTCTTCACTCCTTGTTCCCAAGCAAAGATGAGTAATTGATTTACTTCTTTGACTGGGGTTTTTGGGTGGATCATTAGATTGATTGATTGTGCTTGGTCGGTATTTCTTTGACGAATAGATGCTTGTATTATAATCTCTTTCTGTGAAATCTCTCCAAAGGTTTTGAACACACCTTTCTCTTCATCAGTTAAGAATTCAAGGTGCTGAACCGAGCCACCATTTGTGAGAATAGATTTCCAAATGTTTCTATTATTTTT